AGGCCGATGACTCGCGTCCCATGACCACGATTGAGGCCGATCCCGAACTAATGGGAACAGCAGCCGACATCGCCTCCGGGGTATTCAGCTCGGAGTATGACGTTAAGGGGATTCCGACCGACTGGAAAGAGCGCGCCCGTAAGGCTTGGGAATACTACGTCGAGGAACCGATCGTCTCCAATACTATCAATACGTGGCGGACCTTTGCCATTGGCGATCAGGTGAAGATTACGGCCGATGATGAGACCGTCAGGAACGAGGCCTCAGACCTATTCTCGCTGCTCGATATCAATCGCTTCCTGAAAGACATGACTCTGCAGCTTCTGGTTAAGGGCGAGTGTGTCGGATTCAAGCGCTACGGGACTGACGGCAAAGCGTCGAAGGGCGAGCATAACGACATCGTCAAGGTTGTCTGCCTCAATCCCACCTCGGTCGATTTCGAATTCACCGCGGGTGACATGTCAAAGGCGACTCAGAAACCCGATCCCGACGGTGGTTCCGAGGAAGAGATTGAGTTGCCTGTGACACAGTTGATCCACCGCAAATGGAATGCACCGCAGTTTTCTGCCCGAGGCAATTCGATGGTGACGCCAGCATTTGAGTCGATTGAGCTGTCAAGGGATTACCGTCGGGCGCAGCGGGCTATCGCCAAGCGCTGGACGACGCCATTGCGGTTCATCCTCGTCGGCGGTAAGTATGGCGATAAGGTGATCATGCCGACGCAAAAGATGATCACGACGATCCGAGACCAAGTCAACAAGATGGATTTGAAGTCGGGGCTGGTCGTGCCGTTCTATGTCCGCGCCGAAACTTACGGGACTGAAGGCCAGGTCTTGAACACAGAGGACAAAGTCAAGGAGGTGAAGGAAGATATCATCGTTGCGCTTGGCGTCGCCAAATCGCTTGTTACTGGCGATGGTCCCAACTTCGCCACCGCTTCTATCGCCTTCCAGAAAATGGTGATCATGCTGAAGGAGATCAAACAGGTTGCTCGTGAGATGCTCGACTGGATATTCGATGACTGGAAGGAGCTGAAGGGTTACGGTGATAAGAACCTGCAATACATCTTCAGCGACATCGATTTGACCAACGAAGTCGAAGTGAAGAAGCTGCTGATCGAGCTTTACGACCGCAACCTGATTTCGAAGAATACTATTCAGACGAAGATGGATCTCAATCCCGATGTCGAGAAATCAAACCGGAAGAAGGAGGGGACGCTTGTCGACATGTCGTGGGACATCAAGGATATTGTCTCGTTGGTTCAGATGGGCGTGATGTCGGTGGGTACCGCGCAGGAGATGTTGGGACTTGACGGCGCGAAGGAAACGGGACGGGTGAAGATCGATGAGAAGAAGGAAACTGAAGCAATGTACGCAAATGCCTCATCTGAGACGAAATGTGACGGCTGCGCCTTCTTCGACGCTGAGAATAACCTCTGCCAAGTGACGGGCGAAGAGCGCCGTTTCGATCAGAACGCCTGTCGGCAATTTCGAAAGGCAGACGAGGCGGCATGACGCAAGGCGAGAAAATACAGGCGGCGGTGTTGAAGAGCCTTCTTTCTCGCGACCTCTACAGCGAGCAGCAGGTGAATGCGATGCTGAAGGCGCTCTCCGAAGCAGAGACTCGTGTGAAGGCGGAGCTGGTTCGGATCGGCGATGGAACGCTGTTGAAGAAAGGACTAGAGGTTCGGCGCGAGCAGATGAAGGGCATCCAGCAGCGCATTGACGAGATTGTTCGAGACTTGAAAGCCAATCAAACGTTGCTGATGAAGGATGCGGTGAAGACTTCGTTCCAGAGCGGGATTGAGCGCGGTATCGGGGAGTTCGGACAGATTGGGTTGCCCTATTACGACGTCCTTTCGGGCGCGGATCAGGTCAAGCTCGCCGGGCAGGTAATGAGTCTTGTCGACCGATCGGCGCTCGATTTCCTCGTTAATTACGATTTGAATCTGCTGGGAAATGTGACCCGCGAGTTGGCAGACAGCATCAAGCAACAAATTGGGGTTGGAATCGTCACCGGCGATTCCATTGCCAAAATTGGGGAGAAAATCGGCGGTGTTATCGCCGATCCAGAAGATTTCCGTCTGGCCGGGAAAACAGTATTCAAGTCGGCGCAGAATCGCATCGAAGTCATCACCCGGACAGAGACGCTTCGCGCTTTTGGACAGGGGCGGCAGAAATTCTATGGCGTGATTGGCGTGACTCGCGTGGTATGGGTGACAGCGGCCGACGAGCGGACCTGCCCCCAATGCGGTCCCCTCGATGGACAGGAGTTCTGGATCGACAAGGTTCCTTCGATGCCCCACCCGCAGTGCCGGTGTGCTACCTATGCTGCCCGTGCTCGCGTCTGCCAGTCGGGTCTCCCGTTGGCGGCGGTTTAATGCAGACCTCGAATTTATGCGCTTGGGCGCTCGCCGCGGTCGCAGCGGCAGCGGAGTCGGATGTTGACTGCATCCTCGAGCCTGCTGAAATTGCCGCGCTCGCATCGCAAAAACATGGCGAGGCGGTCAAAGTCGGCCAGGCTGTGGCGCATGGCGAATTGGAAAAACTGACCGTAAAGCAGTTGCAGAAGCTCGCGCAATCGAACGGAATCTCTATTGCCCGCACCAAATCGGAGTTCATTAACCTATTGAAACCGCTCGAACCGGGAGCGGAGTTAGATAAGCTCAAAGGCCCCCTGCTCGAGGCGCTGATCAAGAAGCACAAGATCGGGGCACTCCGCTCGAAAGATGAATTAGTCTCGCTATTGAAGCAACTTTTTGAAAAAAAGACCCAACAGGAGACGGCGGTTCAGGTCGCCGTCGAACAGGCGACTCTCCTGAAAACTAAGATTGCTGAAGGTCTGCAGGGATTGCAGGGATTGAAACCACAGGATTTCACGAAGGCGCTGACCGCCTTCGATGACTTGAGCAAAGCCTTGACCGAGGCCAAGAGCCTCCTTTCCGAATCCGAATGGTCTGCCCTTAAGAATCAGGTCGATTACGCCCAAGGCTCTTTCACTAATTCTGTGAAGAATCTGGGCGGTAAAGATATAAAAGAGCTTGCCCAAAAGGGCGGTATCAAGCATTACCAATGGGCGGATAAAGATAATCTGATCGTACTGATGACCTCGGACGATCCGGCGGCAATCCAGGCAGCGAAGTCAAACATCGAATCAAAATGGGCAAAGTGGGCGGAGAAACACGGTGGAAAAGCGGCCAAGTCGAAAGCGCCTCAACCGGCAAAACCATCGACGCCTAAACCTGCGGTCACTCCACCACCGTCGCCATTATCAGCGCCGGTATCGCCCGCTGTAGTAACCGATGTCGATGATGCTTGGCAGAAGTTTGCGGATGGCGATCCATTCAAATTCCAAGGGAAAGCCGACATCGACGGTGCGCATACCAAGTACTTCTTCACCGACTCCAAGGGTGAAAAATGGCTATTCAAACCGGTTGCCGAAGAATTCCGCGGTTACGGTGACGAGGTTGCCTACAAGATTGGGCGGCGGATCGATCCCGATGCGATTGACGTGAGGTTCATTCAGTTGGAGGTTCCGGGACAGGGACGGAAGGCGGGTTCGATTCAGAAGTGGCGCACCGATTTGATGAAGGATTTCGATTTCCGCGATATCCTGCCGGAGAAATTGATGCCACATGAGCTTGAGCAGCTGCAGAGGGAGCATGTAATCGACTGGCTGATCTCAAACCATGACGCCCACGGAAAGCAGTTCCTGCGGTTGAAGGATGGTCGAGTACTCGGCATCGACAAGGGACAGCTGTTCAAGCATCTGGGCGATGACAGCTTGTCACTTGAATATCATCCGAATCAAGGATTCGGGTTTGGTGAACCCTACTACAACACGGTTATGAGGGCATGGCGGGACAAGAAAATCGAAATGAATTTGCAATCGACCTATCAGACCATTAGAGAAATTGAGAAGATTACCAACGACGCCTATCGGGAGATTCTACGTCCTTACGCCGATCGTCGCTTTGCCGGCCAGCCGCTGAAGTTGAAGCAGTTCTACGAGACATCGCTCGCTCGCAAGAACAACATCCGGCGCGACTTCGAGGCGTTCTATACCGATTTGCTGAGGGTGCGCACTGGCGATAAATCGGCGGTGTTTACTTTCGACACAGGGATGAAACCAGTCGCTGGCACCAAGCAAGGCAAGTGGGAGCGAATTCCGGAGGGACGGGAGAAATTGATCGAAGAGGCAAAGGTTGCTGGTTGGCAAGGTAAATCACTCCCTATCGATACGGTCGATATCGAAGACCAGAATGTCCTGCTTTACACCGAGGAGGTGAAGAAGAAGACCCGCACCATTATGCGCATGAAGATCCGCCCGGAGTCCGAGAAGAAACTTCTATCACTACTCAGCACAGGTCCCAATGACACTATCGGACAGGCAGCGGGGCGAGTGCTGGCGGACGATGTATTCTTCGATGACATCCTGACTGCAGTAAAATCGGTGAACCATCACCTCAATCAAGGGAACTACAGTTTCAGCAAACAGAAGATCAACAAGGCGCTGAATTTTCGGACATCGTTGCAGCGCTTAGCTAAAGAAGGCGACGCAGATCTGAAAGGGATGGCAGAACAGTACCTCAATGTTCTGGATGAACTTCAGCGCGTGATTGGCACGACCGATAAATCGAAAATCGCGACATTTGAGCGCTATCTGAAATCAGAAAAACAGGTCAAACCGACCGGCGAATTGCTGCCTGCAGTGAAGCAGACAACCGTGCATGGCGATAAGAAACAGATCGTCGGTGGGAAGATCACCGTCCAAAGTGAGGAGGTGTCATTTGGTCAGGTTCACTCGAGCTTCTCTTCATCGGGTCTTGAGTATAAGATCGATCTCGGTGATGGCGTCGAAGGGATCTATCGCCCCTGGATCAGTGAAAATTACTATTCGCATCAAGGGCAATTGGAAATCCGGGTGATGGCCGACTGCACACCGGAGGCGGCAGACAGGCTCCTCGGCAAGTTGGAACGTCTCGGCGTCGACGCCACTTTTGCCTCGACCGAACAGGCGGAGATGATGTATCTCTCCAAGCAGGCTTATATCCTGAAGGAAGACAGCTCTCTTGCATGGAAAAAGATGATACAGCGGTTCGAGAGCGATCACGCCACGCCTTCGGAGCGCGTTCAGGCAATGAGGAGCTTTTGGTCGGATCGGTTGGGTGTTGCCGATGTGACGAAATTACCGGGATATGATCCCGAAGGGAAGTACTCGATTATGACGAGCGGTTGGAAAGAGAAGCGGGACGCCGGATGGCGCAGTCAACTCCGGTTCGATATAAGCGATGAGCAGATCAATCGGGAGCTGAAGGGCTATGGACTTTACCATCAAGTGACCGGGAAAGGTAGTCTTCCGGAGATGCTTGAAACCGCACTTGCCAACAATGGCGCGATGGTCTCGACGGTTGAGAAGGTGCGGATCGGCGTGCCAGTCAGCGGGATGAGTCCCTCGGCCGACATGGAATCGGGCGGCGCATCCTACTTCTTCACGCGCATCAGAAAGTTGCCCACGTCGAGTGGTGATTCGAATACCGGGTTTTACTTCAAGCCGACGCTACTGCGGAGAATGGACGCCATCACCTATGACTGTGACAAATACGGACGGGTCACCGACGATCACGTTCGTAAGTTCAGGCGCTCGACGATTGACGATTACAAGAAGCTTGGAAACGGCCATCATTCTGACGAGACAATATTTAAAAACAGCGTCACCATTCTCGACAACCTCGACTTGGTCGCTGTTCAGAGTGAAACCGAGCGGACGAAGGTATTGGATATCTTCCGCCGGCATGGCGTATCTCAACTGCCGGATGGTCGGAAAATAGAGAACATCGTAGTGAGAGCAAGATGAACCTGACTGAACGCTTGGAATCTGAGCGAGCAACGATCAAGTCGCGCTTGGATGCGTTGTTGAGGGATGGCGCTGCCTGTCTGATCAAGGACGGCGACTCGATTGTGACGTCCTTTTATCTCGATGGATTTGAAGTTTTGTTACCGCAGCCGTTCTTTAATCGCCAGACGGGCGAGTTGCAGAGCATCACTTGGTGGTGCTGCCTGCGGGAAATTCACTTTGAGGATGCGATGCAGCGGTCGCATCTGATGCACGTGACCAAGTTTGACTGGATCGACGACCGGAACCTTCTGGCGGTCGCCGACGACTTCACGCACACCATCAGTGCAATAGACCCGAAAGAGGTCGATCCTGAAGGCAATGCCATATGGGAAGAGTGGCAGGCATTTCGGCGCGAGAATCCTTGGTTGGATGAGGTCGCGGCGGATATTAGGTCAGAGTACATTGAGACGGCAAAGAGGGCAATCGGATAATGCGAATACGCTATTTCATAGACTATCGCTTCGACGAGGCGACGGGAGAATTCCTACCGATCGGCATTTGGATGCACAATCCGGATGACGGCGACGTGGATATGTATTACCTCGATGCATCGTGCCCGGAAGCTGAGGAAGCAAACTGGGTGATCAATCGGTTGGTCGAAGCAGGACTGAAGACGCCGGATGATTTTCTGGAATTCCATCAGCAGCGGGCGGGGTATCTTGGAATGCGAGGGTCGGTACTGGAGGTGGAGACGGCTCTAAGTTACGGTGATTTTTCACTTCAGGCAATCAATGTACCCCCTGCCGAGGCGTTGCGTGACAACACCATCTAAGGGCAGAGCGTTAGTTGATCGGGGCAGAATGGTCGCCCTCGCTCGTGAGTATAACATTTTCGTGTCATATTCGACCGTCTATCGATGGACTTGCGAGCCGGGATTCCCAACCGCAGTTGGGAAAAGCGGCAAGAGCCTCCTGTATGATCGAATTGACTTCGTCAACTTCATCGAGCGATTAGTATCCAAGATCGAGTCCGATGGGTGAGCTTGTTACCAAACAAGGTGACTCCGAAATGCCTCGCTCTTATGGAACCGGCGTTAATATGGTTGGATGCCTAATTCCAAACCACCTTAGAGATCATCCAAGCAGCTGACTCAAGCATGGACGTGATTTCGTCCTCCGTCTGGCGAGATGTGGCATGAACTCCAGCCAGCATGTCTCCCAATAAGCCAAGCAGATTGTCTGCCAAATTCTGAATCAAAGGGGGAATTCCCGCTTCTGCATTGGCGCTCTCAGCAATGAACTTAATTCGTTGGTGCCTTGTCACGCCTCGCACGGCATCAGGATTCCGGACATACCACTCTGCCTTCTTCACCACTTCGTCGGGTGCAAGTTTCCTGAGGATTTGTTCCAGAATCTCACGGAAACTGCTCAATGCGTGACGCCGCCAATCTGACTTTTGTCCTTCAATCGCCTCGACCACACCATCAAGACTTACTCCCAGTTCGGGGTCAATCTCTACTATCTTTGTTTTAAACTCAGACAGAGACAATCGCGCACCTCGATATTCAATCTTATCAGGTGTAACCGGTGTCCCGCCCCCTAAGACAATGACCTGTGTCCTGCCTACCGAGGCAATTGCCGGTGTCAAGCTCTGGGCAGCTACGTAACTTGATGTTATTCCAGAGCATACAAGGTCAAACGTGGCAGAGTATGGTCTATCTAACGATTGCATGGACTCTGCGCACTGAATCGAAGCGGCTGATCCTGTCGCCGCAATATTGCGCGCATATTCCTCGTATATCGGGGAAGGTTTGTCAACCAACGAGACAACCCTTACTCGCTGCAATTGTAGATACTCGATGGTGTCTTGAGCGTACTCTCCTAACTTGTGAAAGTTTTTTGAAACCGAGTAGGCGTTGTCACGCAACTTTCCATAGGACTCGATTGCCTCATCGAGGTGTTCGAGGCTCTCCTTCCCCTTCTTCTCCTCCGGCATTGTGACTCCTCGTCTTGAAGTAGTTTTTCATATTTTTCAATTATTGCATCACTTCTGGATTGTCCCCCAGCCTGTCATTATTATGGCATCGTAGTGACACGCCCCGGCCATAATCAACCAAAATTTTGACCTTAGAACAACAGCGCATCAGATTCCTGCTTGAAACCGAAGCCGAGTTGCATCGGGCGCAGGCTCTCACGTCGGACGATGACACCATCGACTCCGCGCGCGACTTGCCGCCCTATATCACCAACTATATCGGCTCCAAGCAGAAACTTGCCGATTGGATCTGGGCACAGACCCCGGACGGAGTTGGTTCGGTACTCGACGCCTTCTCCGGCAGTGCGGTGGTCGCTTACATGTATAAGACCAAGGGCTTAAAGGTCTTTGCCAACGACCGATTGCATTACTGTTTCAATATAGCGCGCGCCATCATCGAGAACAATAATGTTCACCTTAATACCGAGGAGATCGAGGCACTCCTGCAACCGAACGCCAAGGCTGGCGATTTCGTTCAGACGACCTTTCGGGGGAAGTTCTTCCAGTCCGGCGTTCATCCGCTGATCGACACCATCCGCGCTAACATTGATGACCTGAAGGGTTATAAGAAGGACATTGCACTTTTTGCTTTGGGTAAGAGCTGTATTTCGGCAGCGGGAAGCTACGGCCATTTCGCATCCAGTTCCCGCGGCAATAACGGCAGGACGGCGGATACCCCTGCAGAATTCCTGGAACGCTTCCACAAGACAGCGATACGCATCAGCGAGCTGGTCTTTGACAATGGACAGGAGAACAAAGCCTTCAATCGAGAAATCACCGACGTTCTGCCAGAGCTAAATGTCGACGCCGCCTATTTCGATCCGCCTTACGCGACTGAGTTCTCGACCACCAATTACGAGACTTCATATCACTTCATCGAAGGGCTGATGACCCACTGGAAGGGACTGGAGATCGACGAGTCGAGCCGGGTGAAGAAGTTCATCAGCGATCATAAAACGGTCACCAGAGTCAATGCCGCCGAGTTCTTTGAAGGCGTCTTCGCCAAGGCAGAAGGAATCAAGTACTGGGTGATTTCTTACCGCGATCATGCCTATCCCAACGAACCGGAAATGAAGCGGCTGATCGGGGAGCATAACCGCTCTTCCCGAATGTTCTCCCGCGACCACGATTACACGATGGCGGGACGTAACCGGGACGGCGAAGCGTCCCACGCCCGCGAACATCTCTTCGTCTGTACGCCGGAGACAACCGCTGATGCTATCGCACGCTACGAACCATTTACCACCGTCGCCGATCTTCGTCGGAAAGTCGAGAAGGACGAAGACGCCCGTGTGACGGCTTTCATGGGTTCGAAGCACGATATGCTGACCTGGATTTGGGAGCATACTCCCGATGGCGTCAGGTCGGTTCTCGACCTTTTCAGCGGCGGAGCAAACGTCGGTTACTACTACAAGTTGAAGGGAATGCGAGTCATCTCAAACGACCTGCTCGCCTATCCCTATCACATCGCTCGGGCGGTAATTGAGAACTCGACCGTCACGATTTCCGACGCCGAGATCGAAGCTATCCTGCAGCCCAATTCCAAGGCAGGCGACTTCATCACCAAGACCTTCTTCGGCTATTACTACACCAAACCGATCCTGGAGTTTCTGGACAACACTTACGCCAATATTCAGAATCTGTCGGGCTATAAGAAAGATATCGCCCTCTTCGCGCTCGGTCGGGTCTGCCTGATTCGCGCCTGTTACGGCGAGTTCTCCCGCTCAAAGAAGTCATTGACTGCGCCTGTCACCGATGAACGTGGCCGTTATCCCGACACCCATCTCGGCAATCCATCGCTGGTTTCGTTCAAGGAACTGTTTGTCAATTGCATTCATGATGCCAACGATCTGGTCTTCGACAACGGGCAAGAGTGCAAGGTATTCAATCAGGAAGCGCTGAGCCTGCTGCCGAAGGTGGCCGTCGATCTGGTCTATGCCGATCCGCCCTACATCACGCAGTTCAGTTCCAATGACTATGAGGACAAAATCCACTTCGTCGAAGGACTGATGACCTGCTGGGAGGGAAAGGAAATCAGGGACAACCCGAGGCGCAACTTCCCTTCGCGCACCAAATACAACCGCGATGAGATGCAGAAGCTGATTGCAGGATTCATCGAGGGAACGTCGGTTATTGGCGCTCGTCTGATGATGAGCTACAGGGATAAAGCCTATCCCACCGCCGCAGAATTGAAAGAACTGTTGGGCGACAAATTCGCTAATGTGGAATTTCGTCGTCGGGCGGTCTCGTACGGGATCGCGCGCTATGCGCCGGAGGGACCGGGAAGGAACGCTCAAGAATATCTGCTGATCGCCAGCAAGCCGAAGGCGATGAAGAGCGCGGCTGATGACAAATCGACTTCGAAGAACTTACCGACCGCAGCCGAACGCGCCTGCCACACCAGCATCACCGGCGAGATCAGACTCGAGGCATTGGCTGTAGCGGAAGAGGTATTACCGACCGGAGATAAGCGCTTCACCTTCATTCTGGTGCATGGGGGAGCCAACCGTAACGGCGACTTCTTCACAGTGGAAGAGTTGCGTTCTAATTACCGTAGCGCCGTCGGTACCAAGGTCGATCTGAAGCATTCGCAGGACTTGACCGACATTGTTGGCGGCGTGGTTGATTCGCGGTTCTTCGAGAGTGACGACGGCTATATCGAGTGTGACGGCGAACTCTACACTTCTGTCAATCCCAACTCTCAGCTCGCCTATAAGCTGATGACGAAGGGGATCGTCCGGCAGGTCTCGATGGAGTGCGACTACGAGGAAGGCGAGTGCACGGTCTGTCACCGGAGGTTCAAGTCGAAAGTCGATTACTGCTCCCACCTGAAGAATTACAAAGGCCGTGAGTATCAGGGCAAACCGGTTTACGAAATCCTGCACAACATCACCTTCACCGGCATGGGACTACTCGACCGGAAGGGAGCTGATGAACGGGCGGTAATCACCAAGGTAGCAAGTCAAGAAGATAAATCAATGGAGGATGCGATGTCCGACGAGGATATCAAAAAACTGCAAACTGAAAATGAACGGCTGAAAGGCGAAGTCGAGGAGCTGAAAAAGAAGCTCGAGACGAAGACCAATGCCGAAGAGACAGCAGCGGCCGAAAAGCAACGCGCCGAGGCCGCCGTCAAGTCGAAGAAGGACGAAGAGATCGAGCGGCTCACCAAAGAGAATGAGTCGCTGAAAAAACAAGTCGACGAGCTGATGGGTAAGGCGAAGGCTCACGAAGAAGAGCGCCAGCAGGCTGCTCGCAGAACCCGCGCCTCGGAATTGGTCACCCTCTGGGAGAAACGCGGGCGGACATTCGCCGGCGACGTAGACCGGACGAAAGAGATCGAACGGCTGGCCTCACTCGATGATGCCTCGTTCACCGCTGCCAAGTCGATGGTCGATACCATGCCGGAAGTGGCTGCCAAGAAGGAGCCAGATGATCCGGCGAAAAAGAAGGTGATGCGGAGCGACGCCGGGGTCGATCCGGCGCTGGTTGACGATAAACCTGGCGGTCTGGTCGACCGGCTGTCGAAGGGCTTAAGGGAAGTCCGCGACGCTCAGGACGCTGCCTGACAGACGTAGCCATTTCTCTCCCCAAGTGAAATAGCAATTCAGTGAAACAATCAGAATCAGGATACTACGATGAGTGATGTATTCTTCAATGCTTCCCATCCCGGAATCGCCTACGGCGATGGGGAACTGTTAGGTCCGGGCACTCCGGGCCAGTTGGTGAAGTTGGTCGAGAGCGATCTGTTCCAGGTCGTCGCCGATGCCGCCGACAAACCGATCGGGCTGCTCTGTCGCCTCGACAAACCGAAGTATGTGACTCCGGCGGCAACAGACCGCAACAAGGTGACGATCTTCATGCGCGGTGGGATCTACGAGACCGACAACATCAGCGGGCAGATCGCCTTCGGCGATTCGCTCAGTTTCAATCCCGCGACCGGTCAGCTGAAAACAGCGGGACAGGGCGAAACGGTGGTCGCCAAGGCATTGGCAGTTGGCGGCAATACTCTCAAATTCGAATTACTGCTGTAAGGCACTCTACCAATGAAAAGTAAAGCAATTTCGCAAGAACGATTCGAAGCCATCGCCGCCGACCTTAGGGAAGCCTATGCGATGGGACCCGAAGGTCTGCGTACCATCGCCGCGGTGATCGCACCGCCGATCTACGACGAGATCAAGCAGAAAGAGATCGCGACGCTCCTTCTTGCTGAGCATAAGCTCCCGAAAGGCGAACCGGCGCGCTATAACAAGGTGCGCGAAGTCAAGGCCTACTGGATCGGTGCGGGCGGCCAGGTGCATCAGTCGAACATGGACGAGGCGGAAATCGAGTTCCCAATCGACCGCGTCGCCTCCAATCCCGCTGTCGATGTTTCTGTCCTTCGCAATGGCGATGTCTATCGCCTGACCGACATGGAGAAGTGGGCGGGATCGGCGATCCGCAAGAAGCTGAATGAGCGGACGGTCTCGGTGATTTCGGCTGCTGTACCGGAGTCAAACATAGTCGAAGTGGCGGGAAACGCCTTGACCGAGGCAGCGCTCCATCAGGCGATTTCGATCCTTGAAGATAAGGATTTGACGCTGAAGTACATCGTGATGCGCGGCGGTCGCTTCAATGACATCCGTGCGTGGGACTTGGACCCCGTTACCGAGCGGGAGCTGCGCGAGAAGGGAATCGTCAAGTACTACTCCGGCGCGCAAGTGCTGCTCACCGCAGCATCGAAAGCCTCTGAAGTGCTGCTGATTCCGGACGAGGAGGTCGGCAAGTTCGCAGTTCGGGCACAGATCGCGGTCGAGGCCGACAATCGCCCGAGCGAGTTCAAGGTCGGCTGGGTGGTCTGGATGGAAGTAGCGCACGGCGTCCTTCGCCCCGACCTTCTGGCAAAAGTCAAAATCCTCGGGAGCTGATACTCAATGATCACCATTGAAAACTGCCGGCCAGTATTGTTGCTGCTCCCGCTGTCGAAAGTGACGCTGAAACCGAAGGGACGAGTCTCCTTTCCCGAATCAAGCGCCGAGATCGAACGGGCGGTGAAAGCTGGGTGGGTGAGAATTGTTGAGCCTGATAGTTCACTTCAGTCAGACGAAAAGGCCGGTGATTCAGCGCGTACTGAAAGCGATACCAGTAAATCACCTGTGACCGAATCGACGGTTGCCGACTCGATTCCAGCAGGTATTCCGAGCAAGAATCCTGTCTCTCCCCTGACTGATGCCGGTTCAATCCGACCAGCGACCCACGATTGGCTTATCGATTACGCCGACGTGAAAAATGGGAATATCACCATTTCCGACCGTTCGACCGGCAGGTCTATCGTCACTGAGATCGCTGAGAAGAAGGGCGAACAGCATTTCACGCTGAAGAATCTCGGCACGGTTAAATCTCAGCAGTTTTGGCCGACCGCCTTGGCGTTAGAGCAGTTTGATGCTGCTGAGTGAACTGCTGCGAGCGTTGCGCCTCGAATATCACGACACCGGGACGCCGCCGCAGTTGGAGGACGAACAGCTCACGCGCGCTGTGTCGCAGGGAATCGTAGCGCTGAAGAAAGACGTCAAGCAGATTTATGCCATCGTTGCTGAAGCCATTTCCCCCACTCCGGAGCCTGAAGATCGGGAGCTGATCATCCTCTATGCGCTGGCGGTCGTCTGCCGGATGATGCAAGCCGCAACGGCGCGGGGGTTCTCCTTCTCCTCCGGTGATAAAAAGATCGATAAGACGAAGCAGCCATCGTACTGGGCTGAACTTGGTCGTGGTTATCTCGACCAATATCGCCTGGCGGTGGCAGAGCGCAATCCCGAATACGGTCTTGGCGTACCGATGGTAACGCCGATGATATATGGATCGGACGTCTGATGTTGTCTTCTGGTGAGAAGGTCACTATGGCATTGGACGTCTCTGAACTGATCAGAATGTCGGAACAGACGGCAGAGATCAGGCGGGGCGAACCAACCGGCGCAGGAAGTTTCGAGGGAACAACGGAGGCAGAAGAAACTCTTGTTGCCGTTGTCCCGATTGAATTCCAGCCTCTTTCGCCCGAAGATCTGAAGCAGATCGGCGCCGATGCGGTCTGTTCGATGCTTTCGGGTGCCGATGTCAAGGAGGGTGATCTGGTGATATTCGCCGATGTTCGCTTCGTGGTGACCGATGTGCGGCCGGAGAACTGTTTCGGCGCGGTGACCCATTTGACGGTGAAGCTCGAACGTCAATACCGGCAGACATGATCAAGATCGAAGTCGATTTCGCGGCAATTGAGAATGTGAAGAAATTTGGTCGTCAATATCCCAATGCCTTGAGGACAGCGCTTCAGGAAGGTCTGGTCGCTATCGCTCTTGAAATCCAACGGACGGCAGTCGAACGTTTGAAAGAGGGCGGCGCAATCGACCTTGGACAGTTGTGGAATTCGATCAACATTCACCGGATATCGGCGACTGAAATCATCGTTGGCACCAACCTCGAATATGCCGCCGCGGTGGAGTTCGGGACGAAGGGGCATTGGGTGACAATCGATAAGATAGAAGGACTGCGCGGTTGGTTGAAGCGTCACGGGATAGATCCCGAAGGGACAATGAAATACTTCTACGTTCATCCGAAGCCGAGGCCTTACATGGAACCAGCCTATCAGGAAGGCATTAAGGTCGCCCCGAAGGAAATCAGAGACGCTGTTGAACAGGCGATGGAGGGGATGGGACTGTGAAATTGCAGCGTGCTATCGCGGTTTACCTGACTGCCAGGATTCCCGGACTTCATGCCTTCAAGGACGAAATTGCCTTCGTCGCCGCGGGCAATCCCTATCCCTATTTCCTGATCGATCTGATCTCGACACGGCAGAAAGCGGTCGGTACGGGAGTCTGGGACCAGACCGTTGACGTGGACGGCGTCACGTTCGCAACGAAGGCCGTTTCGGTGCAGCAGGTGCTGCGCTTTACCGTCAGGGCGGCCAACACTCGGTACCAGAACGGAAACGCGGTGGTGGCCGAAGTGTGCGACCGAATCGAATTGCTGTTGGACGAGATTTGCCGCACGGGCGCTGCCAATATCCCGGTGCCGGAGTCTGACGAATTGCTTCATCTCGAACGGGTGGTGTTTCAGGGGCGCTACGATATTACGCCGATCGAAAAGGGAATGCCGTTCGTCTATCAGCAGGCGCTGACGTTCCTCTTCGTAGAACAACGGCTGCTGCAGCAGGAAGTGGCGGCGACGCTTCAAAGAATCGGAATAACCTTAACGGAAGATTGATGCCGAAAGCAAAGAAATTGACAGAGGCGGAAAGCGGTTCGCCGCTTCGCCTCAGCACTATCATCCAGCAGAACGGGGTCGGAGAAATGGAAGCTGCGGCGGTGATGCGGGCGAACGGTTTGAAGCTTTCAGACCGTATGGAGCCCGAGCGCTTCCTTGGGATGGTTGAAGATTGGCGTCGGTCGCCCGTGAGGGGGAACTGATGGCGACGAAGATCATCAAGGACGTCTATACCGAATATCTCTCCGGAACGGTCGTTGTCACCCCGCCTCCCTCTAATATCGAATTTGTCGCTGGTTGGTCAGAAGGCGGTGAGCTACTTACTCGCTACACCATTTCCGATAAAGCAACGGCGCGAGCGATCTTTCGCGGGGGCGACCTGCTGAAGGCACTTCTCGAACGTCTTGACGCCGGGAGTTCAATCATTTATGCCGTTCGGATCGGCGACGCCCTTAAGGCAACGCTTGAGCTTAAAGCGCTCGAAATTCCGGTGATCCGGTTGACAGCGGTCGAACCGGGAACTTGGTGCAACGGGATGGAAGTTGATGTCAGCGGCGTTGGGGCGACCCGCACCATCGAAATCACCGACCCGGAAACCGAGCAGAGTTTTGCCTTCACCGGCGGGACGGTCGATGCTCTCCTCGCGGCAATCAATGCCGGTCAATCGTTGGTGATGGCGACGAAATTAGGTGACGTTCTTCCCGATGCCGCGGTGGGCAAACTGCTTTCAGGCGGGACCAACGGCGAGAACCTCACCAACGGCAACTTCCTGGACGCTATCGAATTCTCAGAACAATTTCCCGATGTGGCGTGGGTTCATTTCGTCGGCGCTGAAACACCGGCGCTCTGGACAGCGATTGTAACATCCTGTCGCAACATGGTTGAGAATGTCCTCGGCGAACGCTTCGCGCTGCTCGATATGCCGCGCTTCGCACCGTTGGTTCCGGACAAACCGACGCCGCAGGAAATCCAAGATTATGTCGACGAGTGCATCACAGCCAAAACCGACTTCAGTGACCGTAATGCTGTCTTCTTCATCGGCGAGGCGGAATATCTGGATTCTGACGGAAATCCTTATCTCAACCGCGTCACTTCGGCCTGCAGCGGGAAAATGGCGGCGGTTGACTTGCAGAAGAGTCTGTTAGGCGAGTCTCCGGCCGGGATCATTTCTCTCACGCCAGAGTTCAGTCGCGGGCAGCAGGTGCAGTTAATTCAGGCCAACATCAATTATCTCCGCACTCAAGCAGGCATCGGCAAAATCATAGCCCTTTCGGTCAATGCGCCTCCCGCGGGCGAAACCTACAACCGGATTGAAAAGCTGCGGTCGGTTTACTCTGCCGGTAAACAAGCGCGTCTGGCGGCGTTCCCCCACATCGGTCGTCCCAACGACGAAGGCGGTGAAGGCTTGAAACTGTTAGAAGAGGATATCAAACGACCGCTCGAACTGATGCGCCAAAATGGACAGATCGACAGCTACAAGCTGGAGTTGGTCTCGACTGCTGAAATGCGGAGCTTGGGAGAGGCGCTGGTTCGACTCTCGATCAACTCGATGAAGGCGTTCGAGATCATCCTCTCCAAAGTCTATCTCGATTAAGGAATATTAGACGATGCCCGATTTAATCGAAAACTTGGGATTTGCCGACGGCATCTCCGGCAACTCGGTGAAGATGTTCATCGACGGCGTGCCGGTCTTGGCGCTGCAGAACTTCAACTGGAAGATCAAGAAGGCGAAGAAACCGCTCTATGGAGCGGGCTTTAAGGCGGCGCATGGCGTTACCCGCAGCGCTCATAAAACTTATGAGATCGACTTTGAGATCAAGGAAATCCTCACCAATTCTGTGATCAATGCCGCCGAGACCGTTAAGAACGCTCTCTTCGCCGCGACGTTTGAGGACTTCACCGACATTCGCAACGCGGTGATCATCATCATGTATCCGGGTGCTGCAGCGGTCCGCTCGAAGACTTTCACAGGAGTAGAGATTACCGATCAGGAGGGTGGATTCTCAGATAGTGAAGATGCCGAACCGATCGGGATTAAGTGCTCTGGATTTGCCACTGGCGTGACCGGAGTTTTCTAAAGCGAGTGCAATAGTGCATTAGTGCATCAGACTTGAACACTTGACACTTGATCACTTGCAACTATTTCAAGGAAATAACAATGAACCAACCGACCGAAAAAGACCTGGCAGCTCTGAAAGAGAAATTCAAGGGCTATCCACTTTTCCAATTGACCGATCCGGCGACAGAGGAAACCTTCATCGTCCGCGGTTCCAACTGGGACGAGTTCTCTCAAATCGGCAATGTCAAGCCTGGACGGGAAAACCGTGTCCCGCTCAACATGGTGAAGGCTTATGTCGTCTGGCCTGAAGTTGACGCCACCGATCTGGAATACAACGAGTCAGGCAATTGGCAGCCGGGGCGGATCGTGGCACTCGCTGAACAGATTCAGGAGCTGCTTGGCTACAGCAAGGCTTTCGCCGTAAAAAAGCTGTAGGTTCCGCCAAAGATGAAATCGCCCAAAATGGATATCTCCAAATGCGCGCTCTGATCTGCAAAACCTTTCCCGGCTATACGTTCGAAGTGGTTGACCGCCTTCCGATGGAGCGCGTGACCGAAATCTACGCCTCCGCCGAATGGTTGGCTGAGGAGGAGAAAAAGCTGATCGACAAACCGGGAAGGCGACGCTGATGTCGATGCTCGAAGGATTCACGCAAGGCATCAACATCAAGATCATCGGCTCCTCCAATCTCGGTGACACGATGTCGGAGGCGGTTTCGCAGATGGATCGTTTCAAGGCATCCGCCAAGAATCTGATGAAGATCGGCGGCTGGGCTTTGGGCGTCGGAACGGCACTGGCTGGCTTTGCGACGATGGCAGTCATGGCGACGACCGACACGACAAAGGCGCTGGGCGAGATGGCAGCAATTGGGTTTAAGGATATCAAGTCCTTGGAACGGGCGGCGGCCGATTTCTCGAACCAATTTGCCGGTTATACAAAACCGGAATTTATAGCCGCCGCTTACGATATCAAATCTGCCATTTACACTTTGTCCGACGCCGCCATCGGTGAATACACCAAGATCGCAGCTCTCACCGCCAAGGCAACCAAGGCGACAGTGGCACAGATGACTTCGCTCTTCGGCACCGGATACGGGATCTATAAGGATTTCTATCGCGATCTCTCCGACTTCGACTTTGCCGGTATGCTCTCAGGTGGCATAGCGCAGGCGGTGGTCTCGTTTAAGACGACGGGACCCGAGCTGGCAGGAGCAATCTCGAATCTGGGTGCGGCAGCCACTTCGGCCAAGCGACCACTAGAAGAACAGTTGACAGTCTTGGGGCTCCTTAGCGCCACGATGTCGGGACCAGAGTCGGGGACGATGTATAAGGCGTTCATGAAATCGGCTGCGGAAGCTGGCGAGAAGTTGAAGATCGGTTTCGTCGACGCAAGGAATAATCTGCTCCCCATCGCCGACATCCTCGAGCGGATCAAAAGGAAATACGGCGAGACGGTTGACGCGATGGAGAAGATTGAACTGCAGGAGGCGTTCGGCCGCATCGAATCGTTGGGGGTGGTCGACCTGCTGATGCCAAAGATTGCCGATATCCGAACGAACTTGGCAACGCTTAAGCAGGCGATGCAGGGCGGGACGGCGACGACGCTGCAGATGGCGCAGGCAATGAATGAAGACTTGGGAGCCTCATTCTCAATCCTGAAGCAGAGAATGCACAACACTTTCGAAGTGTTGGGAAGTGCCATATTACCGGTCGTCGCCCCGATAATCGAGTCCGTCTCCCGCGTCGTCCTCGCCTTTCAGAAATGGGGCGAAGCACATCCCGGAATAATAAAACTCGGAATGGGTGTGGCACTGATCGGTGGCGCCGTTTTGACAGTATTAGGAGGTCTGGCCCTGGCCGGTGGAATGCTGCAATTAGGTCTGGCGGGAGTGATCGGCTTGGCGGCGTCGCTGGGAATCGGAACGGCAGCCAGCCTGACATTTGCGACAGCGTTGGGCGGGCTGGCGGGAGCATTATGGGCGACGATATCTCCGCTACTTCCAATTGTAGCTGCAGCCGGAATTCTCTATCTCGCCTGGCGGACGAACTTCCTTGGACTTCGGGACACGACTGTTGCAGTCTGGACAGCGTTGAGTGCGGTTTTCGGATCGCTTAAGGATACGATTCTTTCGGTCTGGAATGTGATCGCGCCTATTTTCGGCGGCTGGCTTAGCTCTCTGTCTGAATGGTTCACCGCCTGGAATGATGGTTTATCTGGCGCGAAGTCTCCATTGCTGAAGTTTGCTGGGCTGATCGCTTACGCGGTCGGATTCAGCATCGGGATATTGGCGCGGCTCTTCGGCTGGTTCAGAGAGCATAAGGCGCTCGGCACTGGATTGGGGTTGGTATTCGCCGGCGGAGTCTTCGGCATCTTCAAATACGTAAAAGCGACGGGCGGTCTGGTCAATGCCGTCAGCGTTCTCCCCTATTATTTGAGAGTCGCCGGCGCAGAATTGAAGTATCTGACCATGAAAATGGCGGCCTTCAATCCAGCCGCAGCGGCGTCGAGGATCAAAACCGCTTTCGTTTCAATGGCAACTTCCGTGCGTGGTTCGGTTCTTTCGATGCGGACAACTCTCGTGAACGGATTGACATCGGCGCGGAATTTCGCAACCGGAATGGCGCGAGCCACGGCCTCCTGGACAGTCGGATTTGCCAAAGGGGTCGGATTTGCCGCGAAGCAGTTGGGACACTTTACGTTGGGGCTCTTGAAGGCAATTGTGCAGACGGGTCTCTTCATCGTCCGAATGATTGCCGCCAAGGTCGCGATGGTCGCAGGCGCGGTCGCCACGGGCGTCGTCACCGCGGCGCAGTGGGCATTGAACATTGCCATGAGCATGAATCCGATCGGGCTTGTCATCGCCGCCGTCGCATTACTGATCGGCGGAATTGTCCTTCTCTACAAACATTGGGACACCGTCTGGGCAGGAATGAAGGCGGCGGTTGACTGGGTTTGGGCGGGTCTGAAATCGGGTTGGGAAGCAGTTGTGGTGTTCTTCCGAACTGGATTCGACTGGCTGTCGACTGTTACCCAGAGCGTGGCTGCGAGCCTGGCCGGAGTGTTTGGCGGAATCTGGAGCAGTGTCAAGTCAGGATTTACCGCGATGCTCGACTGGATAATCGGGAAGATCAATGGATTGCTCGGCGGACTGGGATCGTTAACCGGCCTCGTCGGGATAGAAATTCCGCTGATTCCGAAGATTGCTGCAGGCGCTGAGCTGATGACGGCGACTTCCGAACCGATAAACGCTCCGATATCTGTCTTAACTCCGGTGCTGATCAATCCGGCGATAACGCATCAGGCAGCAACTAACGCAGACACTTTCAAGCCGACTTCCTCCAGCAGCGTCGTCACCAACGCCATCACCACCAGTCGCAGCAATCAGACGGTTCATGTCGACCGCTCGATCCGAGATGTCCACATCACGATTAATGCAGCCGGGCAGGACTCGAAGTCGATCAAAGATCAGCTGCTGGAGGTATTCGCTGAGCTTGCGGCCCAAGGTGACGGGCTTGAAGGCGTGACGATCAATGCCTGATCCGCTCGTAGAAGAGCGCCAGAGTCGCAATAGCGAGGCTTTGGAATGTCTCTTGGGGGGCATTGTGCTTCCGGTGCCACCCGCTTCGATGGTCGTGAAACAATCGCTGAAGATCGACGAGATTGCGATCAAGGGGCGTTCCGGCAAGATGAAGCAGCCGGTCGGATACGAAGACGCCGAGATAAGTATCGAGCTTGAACTCTGCGACCGCGAAGAGGGCGACGCCGTTGTCGAAACAGCGCGCGAGAGACTGGAGACGATCCAGAAGCTCTTCCGATCCTCGAAGGAAGCGCTGCCGCAGCCATTGGAAATTGTCTCATCGCTGACCGAGGCATGCGGAGTCCGAAAGGTGCTCATCAAGGAGCTGGAGGTCCACGACAACGAACTCGATTTCATCTCAGCCACACTGCGTTTGACCGAGTTTGAGTCGGTCGAGAATCAGTTGACGAATCAAGCAACTGAAGCGGAAGCAAAGAGTGATGCAGTCGCCAAAGGTGAAGAGACCATCGCCGGAGACGCCAAGCTTAACGAGGCGCTAGGCAATCCGGACGACGATTATCTGATTCGGCAGTACGATCAGGGCAAGGCAGACGCCATGGGCAAAGAGTATTCCGGCGAAAAGCCCGGTGACGATCCGGAGTATTAACCGCGAAGACACGAAGAGACGAAAAATATCGAAAGATTCCTTCGCTTCTTCGCGCCTTCGTGGTGAAATCGGACTTAGGCCTCTTTGAAGTAGCCGGTCGCGACCAGCCCCTTCACGAACGACTCGGCGCGTTCCTCAAGGGTTTCGCCTTCCAGGGCGATTTCAACTCCGGCGACCTGAAGCAGGAGGTCTGAGAGATGCCCAAGATAGACGCCCAGATCGACGCCTCGTTCAAAATAACCTTGGTCTCGCAACTGGCGGACTACCTCTAAGGCGGTCCCGGCGAAGACAGAATCCTCGTTCACCAGTTCGTGTTTGATGGGTTCGGTGGTATTCATTTTATCGTTCTCCAAAATGTGATTCTGCGGCAGCCTTGATCAGCTGCCGTATGTATTCCTCTTCGATGCCCCAATCGCGGCAACCGGAGAGTATGGTGTCCAGATAACTGGCGTGCGGCGGCGAGTAACCTTTCCGACCCGCCATCTGATAGATCGTCGCGATGACTGGTTCGCCCGCGTCGGGAACGACTATCACTTCTTTACGGATATAGAGCCGTGGGTATCCTTCGAAGGAGTCGAGGGCACGCATATGCTGCGGCGTGATCCGGTAGAGTGCGCCTCGGACCTTCTCCCCTGCTATTGGTTCGATGTCGGCCACCCCGCGAAAGACGAGGCGGTAATCCGGGAGCGTGGCGCGACTGATTCTGTCGCAGCCACTGGCGCGTCTCCCCATCCCGTTTAGATCGAGGTTCGCGCCATAAGCGAAGTAGGTGATGAGTTCTGAATTCATTGTGCTTCTGTTTCTAATTGGTTGTGGCGGTTGGTCGGTCTGCCGTAGCGCCAGGCGCTGTTGCCAGGCAGATAGTGGGTTAAATGATATCGGGCTGTCTTGAACTCTTCGCCCTTAAGCCCTAAGGTCGCCACCAGCCACACGCGGAAGTTGAACTTCGGATTGTCGGTCGGGATCTTCTTGTGACTAGCGGCGCGGGAGTTTAAGGCTTTGGCTGATAGCGCAAGGCAGAGTTGGACGTAAGATTTGATCTTCCCGGCGTGCAGGGTTCCGTTAAAGTACCGGAACTCGATTGTCCCAATCTCGCGGGAGAGGTTGTTCAGGTTCAGACCGTGGTAGCGGCTCATGTCGTAATGCTGCGGATTGGGATTGTAACTGCCGTACCAGTATTCGTTCAGCTGCCTTGCTGACCGGGGTTTATGCCTCGCCACTTTTCCGATGAAGTCTGATTCCATCGGCCTTGTATAGCGGGAGCGGCGTTCGGCTGTCACCTGCAGGGCGTCGAATATCAAGTCTTCATTCTTGTAAACCATTTTGGCCAGATTGGCAAGGCTCTGTGGTGTGTGCGGTCTGGCGTCGACATGAATATGGACTGAGGTCGAGGAGGGGCTCATCGCCCCGGCCAATTTGACCTTGCGAACGACTTCCTGCAAGATTGGCAGATCGGCATAGGTTAGGATCGGCGTCACCACTTCCGATCCGCGATGACCGCCGATGACGGCGATTGACGAGTCGTTCATGATTTTCCATTCTCGCTCGAGTCGGTCGGTGACGATCGTGGCGTCGTAACCTCCTGGCGCATTGACGGCGGTAATGCTGCCGCCGGTTGCTTCTGCGACTGCCAGGGCGATTTGATGCCTGGCAGCTCCGGCGACTTCAATCTCGACGCCGAAGTTTTGATTTTGGATGGTTGGCATGGTTTGTTTGGTTATCCTATTGGATTGTAACGAATTAATCTTCGCTTCGAAGGTGCGGTCGGGTGCCATGCGAAGTCAAGGAGATCAGGTCGATTAAAGCATTATGCAGCAACCATTTAGATCGAATAGCACGACATCGACGGCCTTCCTGAATCCGGTACTCGAGGTCGAGATAAAGGGGCAGCCGGTAGACCGGTTCGTTTCGCGTCTGGCCGTCAACAGCGACCGGAGGGGTCCCGCCGACACCTGCGTCTTGATCCTCGCCGGTGCGGACGGCAAAGGAATCGCCCGGGGCGATTCGCTGCGGGTCCGGTGGGGATATGCCGGAAGTGACTTGACGGAAATCTTCAGGGGGTTCGTCCGAGAGATTGGTGTAAACGGGCAGGTCGTCGTGCGGGGTATCGATTACGGAGCGATTCTCAATGCCAAACGGGTGACGGTGACGTTCGAAGAGGAAACAGCGACCGGGGTCGTGAAGTCGTTACTGGCAGGAACGGGATTGGGATTGAAGTTGGAAGAGTGCGGCGTCGTGATAGAGCGGCTGCCGATCTTCGACCGCACGATCCGGGATGCATTGGAAGCGGTGAAGGAATTTCTGCTGCGGGAGACAGGCGAAGGATTTGGCGACTACATCCGGGAGGGGACTTTCCACTGGGGACGGAAGGATTTGGCGCAATCGCCCGTTCATGAATTTCACTCCGGCGTCGATGTGATATCGCTTGAACCGACGCCCGACGGCCTGAAGCTCCTCGAGACGATGGTCGTGCAGGTCCGTCACAGCGAGGTGGTGACAATCGACGGCGACCGCTTCTACGTTCTCAAAGCCGACTATCTCTGGGATTCCGGCGGTCGGACCCGACTCTGGTGCGAGCCGTGCTCGAATCGATAAAACGGCTGGTTGAGCTGGCACGTCCGAACCTTTCAGGCTATATGCGCTTTCCGGTTATGGGCGAAGTTACCGCGGTCGATGCAGCGAAATATTGCTGTGACGTGCAGCCTATCGACCCGAAGATGTCGCTGCTGCCGAAGTGCCGCATCCTCTCGATCTGGGCGACGAAGACGATGCGCATCGTAGCGCTGCCATCGGTGGGAGATAAGGTGATGGTCGGATTTGAGAACGGCGACCACAGTAAACCTTATATCGAAGGGTTCTTCCCGGAGACAGGACCCTCTGGACTGCTCCTCATCGAGGCTGAGAAGGCGCGAATTGAGATTGGCAAAGACGGGAATATCCGCATCGATTCGAAGGCAGATGTCGAGATCGCCTGTGTCAAATGCAGCGTGAAGGCGAGTGGCAAGATTGACCTCGGCGAAAATGGCGCGGGGGTGGTGACCGGAGGTCCGCAAGGAACGATGCCGGTCTGTTTCGTAACCGGCGCGCCGATCCCCTGCTCGGCAACAGTGAATGCGAAAAAGTAGGCTTTAGGCTTTGGGCTTTAGGAGGTGACATGGCACTTACGGGTGAGGTAATTAAGACTGCAATCAATAACACCGACAACTCGTCCGATTTCTGCGAGCGACTCGCCAAGGCAATCGTGGAAAACCTTGAAGTGAAACTGCCTGCGGGTGTGGTGATTATTCAGGTGACTGGGCAGGCAGTGGGTACTCCCAATCCAGCTCCGATTGTCTGTGAGGTGAAATGAGCGTCGAGGCATATCTGGGCGTCGACATTCTGTTCGATGTCGAAGGCGATTTGGTCGTCGGTCGTAGCGGCGATTTGGAAATGGCTGTCGGTCGGGATTGTCTATTGCAGGACGTCCGCGACCGACTCGGAACTCTGCCAGGTGACATTTACGGACATAAAGACTGGGGTTGCCGGATCGGCTTGTTACTGGGAGCCTCGGACACACCGTTGAATAGAGCCTTGGCGAATCGTTATTTACGCGAAGCTTTGGAAGATGAACCACGAATCGAATCAGAGTCGATCAGCATTATTCCGTTGGCCTTCACCTCGGAAGAGAAGCGCTTCGAGATTCATTTCAGACCAGTCAATGGCCGTGTTGAAGAATCACTCGTTTGGATGGTGGTGTGATTAAGACTTTCTCTGATCTCTGTGACGATCTCTTCGGTGGGCTGATTGAGAAGACGCCCTTCACCAATCTGAACCCATCGGCCGCGATCCGGGGATTGCTGGAAGTGATCGCCAAGGTGGTTGCCGACCTTTACGCGTTGGTTCAATCTGTGATGTCGCAGTCGTTCGTCCAGACGGCGACCGGTAATTGGCTCGATCTGAAAGTGCGGGAGATGGGGATTGTGCGGCATGCGGCTGTGAAGGCGCGAGTTAGGTTGACGTTCGGCAGATCGACGCCTGCGGACAGGAACATCACTATTCCGGCAGGCACCATTTGTAAATCGCTGAAAGACTCTTCTGGCAAGGATTACCGGTTCATCACCCTATCCGATGCCATCCTCGCCGAAGGTGAATCGAGTATCGATGTGGAAGCAGAAGCGGAGTCACCGGGCGCTGCCTGGAACGTCGGCGTCGGGACGATCAGTCGCATCGTCACCCGCATCGCCGGGATCGAGACCATCACCAACGCATCCGGATCATTGCTGCGAGAAGGCAGCGATCCCGAATCAGATGAACAGCTGCGAATGCGTGCCGTTACAGCGTGGGAGCGACTTGGTCTAGGCGGGACGCGGGAGGCTTACCGCAATTGGGCATTGTCGGTTCCGGGAGTAACCGCGGCGTCGGTGCTGGATGATTTCCCCTTCGGTCCCGGAACGGTCGGGGTGGTGATACTGGGGGCGAACGGCGCGCCGACGCCGCAGCTCTTAAGCGACGCGCTCTCCTATATAAAGGAGAGGAAACCGCTGACGGCAGATGTTCGAGTTCTGGGACCTCGCATCATCAATCAGAACATCTCGATTGAGGTGACCCGCTTCGCCAATGCCGATCAGGAAAAAGTCGAGGCCGAACTTCGGTCGGCGATAAGCGAGTTTTCCCGACGCCTGCAGTTGGGTGAGGGATTAATTCTTGCCAGGCTGATCGATGCGCTGATGGGAATTGCCGGGATATACAACATTCGGGTTCAGTCGCCACCCAACGACATAAACCTCACCGTCAATTCGTTTCTTGTGATCGGGATGGTGACGATTACCCACCGCATCAAGGGTCGGGTCTATCAGGACAGTGATATCGGCGGAACCCAAGGCAATACGGTAACCAGTCAGGCGCAGATCGCGACCGTTAATAAGGAAGGATTCGGTCTTGAGCAGTAGCGCTCACTATATGTGGTATCTGCTCCCTACTGTTCGGAAGCAGAAGTCGCCCTCAGAGTCGAAATTGTTCGGGCTGCTCGACGCCATCGGCGCAGTTCTTGACGAATTGAAATCGGCAATTCTCACCGCCCGGCTGAGGCGGTATGCTTCAATTCAGGACGCTTCCAATCCCTATTACACAAGTGCCGAGCGCTCGGGCGATCTCGACTTTCATGCTGGTGACCGGGGGCTGCGGCGGTTGCCGGGCGAAAGCGATGCTGCGCTTCTGGAAAGAATATTGACCCTCACCTTTCGGAATAGGTTTCTCGGCACCAAGGCCGGCATGCGCTACCTGATCGAAGATATCCATCGCCTCCGTTGTGACCAGATCGTCGAATACTATGCCGACGATCAGGCTTGGATTGTTCTATCGGAATCAGATCAAAAGACGGAAGTTGAACCCAATCTCTCGCGTCTCTTTGACGGCATCGATCAAAGTGAATTTGCTTCCTATCGCGGGACGAGGATCTATTCCGAATCGGACTTGACTCAAAGCTTCCATTTCTGGATCGCGGTTTCCAATCTGAACGGCATCGGTTATGATCCAGAGGTAGTGATCGAAGCGATTAACGCCGCCAAACCTGCCCACACTCGGGGTGTCGTCTATTTTGCAGCCAATCCTCTACCGGCGGTATAAGCGATATGCAGCGTCTGAAATACTTTTCCGGCATCAAGCCGACCCTGGAAGATTTGGAATTTGATCAGGCAGGTAAGGAGAACGCGATTCTCGACCGGCAACGCGAAATGTTCTCGGATGGCGTGGTGTCAGGTTTCGAGCTGGTTGACACCGGCGGAGCCTATACTCTGCTGCCGGGCGTCGCCTATATCGATGGCGAACGAGTGGCGGTTCAGGTGGGAATTGACATCCCGGTCAATAGCAGTCAATTGCCGCTATTCCTATTCCTGAAACACGATCTGGTCGAGTCACATCCGACACAACATTTCATAACCGGCGAAGAGCACCAGATCTATCAGGCTGACGGATATTCCACAGTTCTGAAGTCAACCCCACAGGCAGCCGAAGGAGAATTGCTGCTGGCAGAGATCACCGGCGAAGGAGTCATCGACCGGCGGACCTTCGTTAGGTTAGCGGTCGACGAACGGATGCATGTTCCTAATACCGATATTGGCACCACCAACTCGGAATTTCGCATCCGAATCGGTGACCCGCAGCATCCGGAAGGCCTTCGCGTTTTGACCGAAAGCCCAGTCCCAAAGCCGCCATTGAACTTACGGATTACATCCATCAAGCCGGAGAGAAGCACTCTTCCTTCCCTCGATGGGATACCGGCGCTTTCAAACCTAACCTATCGTTCGAGTGGTCTGGCGCGTGTTGCGTTCGGCTGGAACTATCTGGACGTCGTCGGTGAGGCGGTCGGTACCAATACATTTCGGATTGAGAATCCATATCAATTCGCGGCGGACGCGCTCGAAGGATACTTTCTGAAATTCGCGGACAACTCGGAATTCTTGATCGAAGGCAACCAACCGACGTCGGGCGGAACGACAATCGTGACGGCGATTGGCGATATCCTCGGGCGGTCGGCGCGGGAGCAACCGGCGTCGATCTATCCGGGCGTTTCGGAATACCGCTTCACCGCATGGCCAGTTCAAGTCGGACCCCAGACGCCGCGCATCACAGATCCTTCGGCTAATCCGACGCCGCTCGCGTTGCTTCCCGTCGCTTCGACTGACCGGATTGAGGGAGTGATTGCAGGAAATGATTTCTCTCTACTGTTGCCACTGGGGACGTTCTGGGCGCTGCAGCTGCAATCGGTTCGAGGCGGAATGGTCTCCGCGCCGCGACTGATGGCAGCGGGAAGCTACCTGAAGAACGGGCAGCCAGTCGTCTATTCTTATCCCTTTTTGATTGGTCTTCCGAACATCGGAAATGCGACCCTCAATCTTTCACAGTTGCCAGAGGGCAAGGGATTTACCGCGACGATCGTCGGCTGGGACGAAGCAGATGCCCTCGAATATGGTTGGATCAGGTCTCAAGGCGCGGAAGGTGAATCCATTGATTTCAATAATCCAGCTCACCGAATTGGCATGTCCACCGGGCGGACAATTACCGTCGCCCTACTGGAAGACTACATCGAAATTGTCGCCAGACCTTCCTATTCCTCCTGGATGCTGAATTTAGGACAGGGCGGGGTAATCCAACCACCGCAGCCGGTCAGCAAAAGCTATCTCTTCGCAGTGCGTCCGCTGATGTCGGGGCAGGTGGTCGGGGCTGTGGTCTCTGCCCGGATTACCATAACGATTGAACCCGACTGGGGGCAGACCGCGGTCGCCTCGGCGATTGGGACAATGGCGCGGCACATCGACGCTTTGAATAAGCAGGTCCGAAACTTGGACGCGGTACGTCAGGCGCAGGCAGGCATGATCGAAGACCAGCTGGTCACTTTGAACAGCCAGCTCGTCGAAGGCCAGCAATATAGCCGGTTCAACTTGTTGGCAAACGTCAATCTTCCTTTCCAGGGAATGGCCGAGATCCCGCTGCTGGCGGGGGCGCAAGGCGGGAGCGCCGGTAAGATGACATTCATACTGAATCCGACGCCGTTGGAGCAGGCCTTCACCCACGATCTGGGGCACACCAACTACGTCGTTCAGGTGCGTGATGAAGAAGGTAATCTGGTGACGGCCGATGTGACTTTGGAATTGAACCGCGTCGTCGTTCGTCTCGCCGAGTCGATGACGGGCTCGGTTATCCTCTTTTATTGATCTTCGATCTTGAACGCCAAAAGGAAAGTCAACGCCGATCTGAATGTCGCCGGCAAGATCTTAGGCGACTTCAGCAGCAGCCATTACTTAAGTGGCGTGACCGATGTGAAGGAAGCGTTGCTGATCCTCGACGGATTGATTCACAGCCTGTCGATGCGGCAGGCCGAAGTCTTGACGCCGCAGATCGATGGGCTCAAAGATACTTTTGAAGTATCACAAGCTTTTTCAGGCATACGGGTCGTTCTAAACGGCCTGGAACAGAGCGAGGGGGCGGACGCCGATTATGTGGTGATCGATTCGACCCACATACGGTTCTACCGCCCCTTAAACCAAAATGAGACTTTACGGACCGACTATGTCCTTGCCTAACACAACTGAACACAAAACTGAAGACCTGGCCTTCGCTGCATTCTTGCGAGTGAAGGGTTATCTCCTTATCCGGGTCGAAAAACTCCAACCGAACAGAACCGATTCCAAGCGGTGCTTCATCTTCGAAGCGCCCACGGAAGCGATGCAGACGCTGAAGCTCGAATACGTCAACAGTGCGCTGCTCCGCTTCTACAACGAAATAATCGGACTTAAGAAACTGTAAGGAGTTTTCTAAATGGCAAGGACGAAAATCAGTCTGGCGACGCAAGTTGAAGATCAGCTGCTGCCAGCAAATATTGCGCAGGACGCCAGTAACCGCTTCACGACTGACACTGAGAAGTCAACATGGAGCGGCAAAGCTGGAACAGCGGTCGCAACGACCGGGGTTGACGGTCTGATGTCGGCGGCCGACAAAGCGAAATTAAATGGCGTCGAAGCTAACGCCAATAACTACTCGCATCCGGCGACCCATTCGCTCGACGTGATCACCGAGACGGCGACGAAGAAAATCATGACCGACGCCGAGCGGACGAAGCTGACGGGGGTTGAGGCAAATGCCAACAACTACACCCATCCGGCCAATCACGCGGCAACGGTTATCACGGAGGATACAACGCATCGCTTTGCTACCGATGCGGAGAAATCGACGTGGAACGCCAAGGCTTCAACAGCGGTCGCAACGGGTCTGGCAGACGGTTTGATGGCGATGGCGGATAAGTCGAAGCTCGACGGCGTTGCTGCCAACGCCAACAACTATACGCATCCAGCCAATCACCCCGCGACGGTAATCACCGAAGATGCGACGCATCGCTTTGCGACCGACGCTGAGAAGTCGGCTTGGAACGCCAAGCTCGCCGCCGCGGGCGGAACCATCAGTGGTGACCTGACTGTCTCCGGAAACTTGACGATCAATGGGACGACGACCGCAATCGACACCGTCAACATGGAGATTGAGGACAATGTCGTATTGCTCAACAAGAATCAGGCTGGGACCCCGCCCACGACGTTGCGCTCAGGCATTGAGGTGGAGCGTGGGACTTCGCCTAACGTCAATCTGCAGTTCAATGAATTGACTGATAAGTGGGAAGTTACGGAAGACGGGACGACCTTCCATGACATCGCCAAGGAAGACGATTCCCGCTTCCTGACTGCCGGCCAGAAAACCGCTGCCACGAGGGATGCCACTGCGGCGCAGAACGGACTGATGTCGGCGGCTTATGCCTCCAAGCTCGACGGCGTCGCTGCCAACGCGAACAACTACTCGTTGCCCACGGCTACGGGTTCGACACTCGGTGGCATCAAGATCGGTTCGTCACTCGCCATCAATGCGGGGGTGGTTGACGTTCCGGCAGCTGGCGCTTCACAGGCTGGCGTGCAGAAATACATGCAGGCAGAAACCTTTACCGGTAACGGTGCGCAGACCGGTTTCACTGTGGTCAACAACATCGGTAACTACTTGGCGGTCTTCCAATCCGGGCTCCGCCAGACTCCGACCGATGACTATACAGTTTCCGGGAAGACGATCACGTTCCTCTCGGCTCCCTTGACCGGACAGAAAATCATCATCGACTATATCCCGGCGTAAAAACGGGAATCCAATTCTATGCAGCAGCACGAACAGACCACAAATCAGAGCGACGACCGCCTCTTCGAAGCGCTTCTATCGGAAATCAAGGAACTCCGCACCGACATGCGTGACCTGAAGAAGGACCTGTCGGGCGAGCAGAAGACCTTGTGGAAAGCCCTCGACGGCTTGAGAGAGTCAATCGTCGGGAACGGAAAGATCGGGCTTTCAACACAAGTCGACCGCAACACCAATTTCCGCAAGAATGTCGTGAAGTGGCTGTGGGCGCTCTTTACGCCGCTCTACGGCGGTCTGATTGTGCTGCTGCTCAAAACATTACTGGAAAAGTGAGAACATCCCCATGAATCAAAATCCCTACTTGGAACGCATCCTGGCCGAAGTCGAAGCGGTCGGGGTCGACTGGAAGGAACTGTTCAGCGGTTCATTCCGGTTGCAGGAAGTCTTCGATCTGGTCGGATCGCTGGTGCGAGCTGCTGAGTCTCTGATTACCGCGCCGAATTCCGGTTCAGAGAAGCATCAGCTTGTCCGCGACGCCTTCGACTATTTTGACCGCAAGTATCAGATTGTCGACCGGATCGACGATCTGGTGACCCTGCCGATTTTCCTCGAGCCGTTCGACGGGCCATTCCTCAGGCGCGCCATCGACTTCATGATCGGCCAGGCGGTCAGCATCTTCAAGATGACGATCTGGAAGGAACCGATCGTTGTGCCCGAGGAAACTACGTCGCCCGGGTTGGAACCGGTCACAGCGGCAACCTGATCAGAAGTAAATTCGATCAAAAGCACGGGGAGTCTCAGACGAGGCTCCCCGTGTTTGCTCACTGCCTTGAATGGTTCGCTTGGTCCGCGAAGATCCGCAAAGGTGACTTGACTTCGACCCCCTTCCATTTAGCTTGCAAGCATCAAATCAATTCAATCCAACAAGATCGGATCGAAGAAAATGCCTAAACACGCTCGTGAATCTCAACCAACCCAATCCCGACCAATCGTCTCACGCGAGGTCTGGCAAGGTCTTGACGCAGTCCGTAGATCGGGTCAAACCAACATGCTTGATCGTCCCGTCGTCGCCCAGCTCGCCAGAGCCTTCGGTTATCCGGATGCCGCCCGATGGGTCGAGGAGAATCCGCGGGAGTACGCCGAGGCCGTCTTCCGCGGATTCGACATCAAGGAAGACGGCGAGGCTGAAAAACAAAGGAAGTGAAGTATTTATAACGAAATACGAATCGAGAGCAGGGTTCCTTGACTTGCGACCCCACCCGATTAGATTGCCAATATCAATTAACTAAAGTCGCAGCAACGACTTAAACCAAACAAACCCAAAAGGAACGAACCATGAACGCAGCAACAACCACCCAGCAGAAGCAAATCGGCGACCGCGTGAAAATCACCGGCGGCCAGAGCAAAGGACAGACCGGCACCCTCGTCGCCAAACAGCAACGGGCGTGGACGATCGAACTCGAAGACGGCGCCCAAGTCACTGTCGGCTTCCCGATGATAGTATTGCTCGAGGTCACCGAGGTAGAAGAATCGGTCCAACCACACGAAGAAGGCAGCGAAACGATCTCGACAGATGCAGCCGCGGAACCCGCCAACGATGATGCTGCCAATGAAGCACCGGCAGAACAAGCCACTCCCGACGCCGCAGGCGAGGAGGCTGAGACTGAAAGTCCAGCCGAGTCTTGGATTGAGGAGGCTGCCGATAATGTCACCGCACCCGAAGCCGAATCGCCGGATCCAGAAGAATCGGCATCCGACGAGGATGCCTCAACCGACGAAACCACCTCCACTGCCATCTTGCCGGAGATCGCCAAGATGACCGTCAGGCAACTCTGGGATCTGGCAAAGCAGCATGGCGTGAGCGTCGCCCGCACGAAGTCTGACTTCTTCAGGATCATCAAGGCGATGAATCCTGACGAGGACATGACCATCCTGAAGGGCAAGGCGCTCTTCGACAGGATCAGCGAACTTCACATCTCACGCCTGCGGTCGAAGCAAGAGATGGCGAGACTTCTGAGCGCCTAAGCACTCTTCACGCGGCAATGGAAGGCAGCCAGAGATGGCTGCTTTTCGTTTGCTCAATAAATGGCAGATCTGCATCAAGGTGGGACTTGACTTGACGCATTACGCTCATTATACTATGTAATCTGCTATATCATTGTTGATGTGCAGAAGAATGGTACTCTATCTGGAGAATCGAAAATTTGAAGTCCGGGAAAGATTTCCCTCGCCTGATCAGAACTTTACGAGAACGGATAGGACTTACCCAAGAGAAGTTCGCGGCAAAAGTCGGCGCAACTTTCCCAACTGTTAATCGGTGGGAAAACGGGAAAACTACGCCGTCACCATTGGCACTTAAGCAGATCGAGGGATTGCTCCGAACTCTTGATGATAAGGGACGCGATCTGCTTGAAGAGTTCTTTCAATAGGAATGATTGATTTGTCACAGCTTGAACATATTGAGGCAATCGAAAAGCGTCTCTGGTCCGCAGCAGATACTTTGCGAGCGAACTCAACCTACGCCAGCAACGAATACTTCTTACCGGTAATGGGACTCGTATTCCTCCGGCACGCCTACAGCCGCTACCTCGGGGTCAAGGACAGTATCGAAGCCAACTGTATAACGTCAGAACCTCTTGGACAATTTTAGGCAAAAAGCTAAGGGATGGTTTTGGTATGATCGGCGACGATTTTACCTTATTCCAAACACCCAGTCCCAGGAGGCTCCATGAAGCCCGGAACCAAGTCGAAACCACAGGCTATCTCGAAGCCTGAAGCCGTTGTCCGCGACATCAAGCGCGTCACTCGCAAGAAGTACTCGGCCGAAGACAAGATCCGCATCATCCTCGAAGGCCTTCGAGGTGAAACTGCCATCGCAGAGATCTGCCGCCGCGAAGGTATCTCCCCAAACCTCTACTACCACTGGTCCAAAGACTTCCTCGAAGCAGGGAAAAGGCGTTTACAGGGCGATATCGTCCGTGAAGCCAATTCTAGCGACGTCAACGATCTCCGCCGTGAAAATGGTCAGCTCAAAGAGCTGGTAGCCGACCTGTCGCTCAAGAACCAGATTCTAAAAAAAAGTCTGCGTGGACTGGACAGCGACTTGGACGATTGATGCGCTACAACCAGTCTGAAAAGGTTGAAATCATCCATCTGGTTGAAGAGTCTAACCTTTCGACCAGGCGGACCCTGGCGGAGCTTGACATCCCGCGCAGCACATTCTACAACTGGTACAGCAAGTTTCTGGACAACGGTTACGATGGTTTGGCTGACGTAAAGCCTCGGCCCAAACGTATTTGGAGTCGCATTCCGGACTCAGAACGTGATCGGATCAGGCAGATAGCGCTGGAACGTCCCGAACTGACGCCAAGGGAACTCGCCTGGCATATCACCGACAGCGAGAAGTACTTCATTTCTGAGTCGAGCGTCTATCGTATCCTGAAGTCGTTCGATCTGATCGCCAGTCCGAACTATGTTGTAATCTCGGCATCAGATAAGTTTCAGAACCCGACCAAACGGGTTAATGAAATGTGGCAGACCGATTTCACCTACTTCAAGATTGTCGGCTGGGGCTGGTACTATCTTGCGACCGTGCTGGATGATTTCTCCCGCTACATCATCGCCTGCATGCTCTTCACTACGATGTCAGCCGAAGATGTGAAGACGATCTTGGATCTTGCCCTCGCTGAAACCGGCGTCGGTCAAGTGAAAGTGCGCCATCGTCCAAGGCTCCTGTCTGATAACGGTTCATGCTATGTTTCGGATGAACTGCGGAAATATCTTGAAGACAAAGGGATGGATCACACTCGCGGCGCGCCTTATCATCCCCAGACGCAAGGCAAGATCGAACGCTATCACCGGACGATGAAGAATGTGATCCTATTGCGGCATTTCTATCTGCCTCAGGAGTTGGAAGCCGAAGTCGGGCGGTTCGTCGATTACTATAATCATAGCAGATACCACGAATCGCTTGAAAACGTCACCCCGGCGGACGTTTTCTTCGGCAGGCAACAGAAGATATTGGCGGAAA